ATCAAAATTTGATGAATTGTTTCCAGCATAGGAGATAAGTTATGTGGTGGTGGATATTAACGATATTATTCTTTTTATTTAGTGTGGGTGCATCTACATTATTATATTTTTCATTAAGAAGGATAAATCAATATGAAGGTTTAATTATAGAGTTTCAAAAAACAATTGAATTTGCAACAACTAAAATGAAACATGTTGATGCTAAAGGACATTATGAAGCTGATGATGAAACTGGATTTTTCTTTCAACAATTAAAAGAATTACAGGAGTTATTAAATGGAATCTTTGAAAACGAACAAATCGAGGAGAATAGTAGTAGTGCCGAATAAGAAGGATAGAAAATTTAAAGTAAAACCATCAGACACACACCCTTCATTACCAAAAGCACCGAAGAAAAAGAAGGGTAAAAAAATGTATTTTGATCAGGATGTTCAAGATGCTATTGTAAGATACAATGCTTTAGATCCAGATGAAAATCAAGCGGAACGAAATAAAATATATCAAGAAGAAATACATTATGCTTTCGATAAACTTTGTGAAAATATAATTAATACATTTAAGTTTACATATTTTGATGATGTATATGAAGATGTTAAGATGGAAACAGTTTCTTTTCTTGTATTAAATATACATAAATATGATCATACAAAAGGCTCAAAGGCATTTAGTTATTTTTCAGTAGTAGCCAAAAATTATTTGATATTACATAATAATGCTAACTATAAAAGATATTGTGTTACAACTGGGGTGGATATTTTAAATTCTAAACCGGTTGGTGATAATAAAGAAAAATATCTATCGGACTTTACAAATGAAATAATAAAGTATTTTGATAAAAATATTAATAATTTATTTAGAAATAAAAGAGATATTGATGTAGCTTATGCAATAATTGAATTATTGAAACGTAGAGATGAGATTGAGAATTTTAATAAGAAGGCATTATATATTCTTATTAGGGAAATGACTAATATAGAAACATCTTATATTACAAAAGTTGTTAATGTTCTAAAAAAAGAATATCAATATCTAGTGAATCAGTTTGAACGTAAAGGTATTATTAATGATAAAAAAAATAAATTTTTTAGCTAATTTGTAATTTTATTTCTATAGATAATAATATTAACCCCTTTTAAATAAGGGGTTTTTTTATTTCATCTACATTTTGACAAATTTTATATTTATATATGATTAGTTATATCTATAACCATATTAGGAGAATAAAGTGAAATCAAATGATGATATATTTGAGGGTAAATCGTTTCAAGATTTAACCAAAGATATTTATAAGAATACAACAGATAGAAAAAAACAGATTGATTTATTAATATCTGAAATACATGGATTTATTACAACAATAGATGATGTTGTATTGGTTGCACCAATTATAAAAGAGTATATGGATGTAGCTGTAAAGAATGATGAACATCTTGTTAAACTAGCCGGAGTAATACAGAGAATTATAGCCAGATCATCTGGTGGAGATGAAGAATCATTCTTATTATCGGATGCTGAAAAAGAAGATTTAATATCAGCTCTTCAAGAAGATGTAAATGATATTCAGAGAGAAAGTGATAGATTAGATGCACTTAAAGAACAATCAAAAAATATAGGGGATAATTAAGATATGGGTTCTACATTTACAACAATGCCCGGTATATATGATCAAACTTCTGTTTTAGGTACAAAGAAAAAGTTACCTGTTTATATACAATTTGTACCTGGAATTGTTGTTAAAGTTACTACTGGTGAAGATTCTATTAGTTGTGAAGGAGATTTAAGCCGACTTGGAAGTATTATAGCTATGCCACATTTTGGTGATAAGGGTATTAGAAAACCATCATTGGCTGGTGAAGAATTTAGATATTATCCATTGTTGAGGGGTGTTCAAGAAGCACCGGCTCCCGGTGATCCTGTAGTTTTATGTACAATAGGTGGAGTACAATATTATTTAGGACCATTAAATACAAACGGATTACCTAACTTTAATGCAGATAATTTTAAAAATAATCAAGTTAAAAATTCTATTAAAGATGTAGTATATAGTGAGGGTTCTATTGAAAGTAAATTATTTGTAAAAGAAGAGTTTTCAAGATTACAAAAATTATTAAATCCTAAACTAGATAGTCCAGTAGAATGGAAAATATCACAGGATAAAAAGTCTGATATGCCATTTATATCAAACGCAATTCATGGAGATTTAGTATTAGAAGGTAGACACGGTAATAGTATTAGAATAGGAAGTAGAAATATACATCCATATATTATTATATCCAATGGAAGAGCACCTGGTAATCCTGTAGAAACAAGTTTAGATGGAACAATTTTAGCTATATTAGAAAACGGAAGTATAAGAGATCATTTTAATATTCATGGTGATGATCAAACTTCATTTGCTTATAATTTTACATTAGCGGATGAAGAATTTGCTAATAGTAAAGGGAAATCTAAAGCTAAACGGAGTATAACATCAACTTTTGCAAAACCATTGGGTAGAGGTCTACCACCAAATGTTTCTAGCGTAACAAATGCATCTGATGATATATATAATTATAATAGTAATCAATTCTTTTTATCATCCGATAGAATAACATTTAATGCTAGAAAAGAAAATATGTTTTTATCAGCTTATAATCATATTCACATGGGGTGTGGTAGTACTATGACATTTTCTACAAGTAAAAATATTTTAACAGAAGCTGTTGGGGAAGTAAGAACACGAACCGATGGTCTATTTGCTATTGAGTGTGAAAAATTATATATAGATGGTAGACAAAAAATATTATTGGGAAATCCTATATTGGATGATACCATGCATAAAGCTGTTCTTGGAGACGCATTAGTTACCCAGTTGAGTAAGATGTTTCAATTAATGAAAGAAATGTGTTATATAACATCGAAGGCTATAGAAAATAGATCTTTACCTGGTGGGTCATTAACTACAATGAGAGAAGTAATAGATTCAATAGATAATGAACTTGGCATGGAACCTCTTCCAGTTCCTCTTAGGGGTGATTATCCACAAGGAATATCAAATTTAATATTAAGTGATAAAGTATTTATAAAAAAATAGGAGAGGTATAATTTATATAATAAAGGACAATATATGGCTGAAATAATATCAGATGCTGAAATTAGTGCTTTAGAAATAAAATCTGCAGGCAGTGCAAAACCACTAGGACCTTCAATACCTGGAGTTGGTGATCCTGCTAAGCAAGCTAACGATATAATAAAAAAGGAAGCCGATAAACATGCTAAACAGATTAAAATACTAGTTGGTGTTTTGTTAATTGCTGTTATGTCTGGAGTTGCCGCTAAACAGACAATTCCTCCAGAGATTATATCTATGATTGATAGATTAAATAAGTTTGGTGAGAAAATTAAAGCTACTATAGACGACTTAAAAAGCTTTATATCAGATATATCTATAGTTATTAAACTTATTAAAGTTGCATTTTTAGCCGCTTCTATAATTGCTTTGATACCAGCTGTCACTGTTGGGCTTGGTGCTGGAGTGGCGTTTACAATGCATATAACTACAGCAAATGCTATAAAACAGGCATGTGAGATGTTGCAGGATAAGATAGGTAAAATACCATTTGCTATATTGTCTATTATACTTTTGTTATTATCTTTATTGAAATTTATAGATTTGGTTGTGGGACTTATAGAATCTTTTCGAGCACAACAATCTAATTTAAAAAACGAAGCGATATTAGATTCTTTAAAAACAGCAGGTGATTGGGCGGGTGCAACAACATCAGAAGATTATACCGATAAATTGAAGGAAACAAAAGATGGTGATAGAGAAAAAAGATTGAATTTAATGGCACAACTGAATGAATGTGAATTTGAAGGTATATCTAATTCATATGAATGTATGGATGTTGAATATGAGTTAAATAGTTTGGGTGGGCCAGTAGATGGGGTTTGTTTATCTGGCCCGGAATGTGAAAATCTTAGTTATGAAGAATGTTTACCCCCAAATTGTTATTGGAGTGATGGTAGTGAATTAATTATTACTAGTTTAAAACACCCAAATAGAGATATTACTATTGAAAAGGCGGTTGCAAGAAAAGGTAAAAGAAAAGGATTTTATGGATCAGATATTTAACAATAGGAGAACATAGTTATGAAAATGAGTCAACTTAAAATGGTAATAAGAGAAGTAGTAAGAGAAGAAATCCGTATGGGTTTAAAAGAAGTTCTTGGTGGGGTTAAAAAACAAACTGTACAAAAACCTAAACCAAAACAGAAACAATCTTATTCAAAGAACCCAATTTTGAATGAGGTATTAAATGAAACTCAAACCGAGGATTGGGAAACAATGGGTGGAACAGAATATACATCTGATAGAATGGGTGAAATAATGGGTGGTGCTTATAAAGATTTAATGGGTGATAATCAACCACAAAATGGTGGTGTATCTGTTGAAGGACAGTCACCGGATTTTTTAAAAAAAGATTACAGAAAATTAATGAAAGCGGTAGATAAAAAGAAACAACAGAAAATGGGTGGATAAAAAATGGCGATAGTAGATAAAAGTAGACTAAAAACTCCCAATGTGTTTGATCAAGATGAATCGGTGGCTCTTGGACTTAAATTACCTATGACATTTGATAATGGGTATGATGCATCAACCAAAACAACTCTTGAAGCTGTAAAACAAAATGTATTAAATCTTTGTAGCACAGAAATTGGTGAGAGAGTAATGCAGCCAAATTTAGGAGTTAGTATTAAAAAATATTTATTTGAACCATTTTCAGAAGATTTAGTTGTTCAAGTTCAAGATACTATAGTTGAAAGTATGAATTTTTGGTTGCCATTTGTTCAACTTAATGATATAAGAGTTAAAATGTCAGATAATAATAGTGATGTTGGTAGAAGTACAATGGAAATATCAGTAGATTTTAGTTTAAAACAAGATCCAACATCTACTGAATCGGTCACAATGACTGTTGGAGGAGAATAAAAATGCCTTACGGTAAAAATGAATTAAAAAATAGCAATATTAATTATGTGGGGAAAGATTTCAATGATTTAAAAAGATCTTTAATAAATTATACTAAATCGTATTTTCCTAATACATATAAAGATTTTAATGAAACATCTCCTGGTATGATGTTAATTGAACTGTCTGCGTATGTTGGTGATGTATTAAATTTTTATGTTGACCAACAATATAGAGAAATGTTATTACCTCTAAGTGAAGATAGAAAAAATTTAATTACTTTAGCAAAATCATATGGATATAAAACCAAAGCTATAACACCAGCTTACGTTAATTTAACTGTAAAAGATACGGTTACTACATCTAATGCTGATGGTTCTCCAGATTATAGCAGCGCCGTAACAATTGATAAAGGGATGAAAATAGCATCTTCTATAGATTCAGATATAATATTTGAAACATTAGATATAGTAGATTTTAAAGTAAGTTCATCAGCAGATACAGCACCAGAGGTTTCAAGCATAGATAGTTCTACAGGAGTGCCTAATGAACATATATTTACACGAAAAGTAAAAGCTATAAGTGGTGAAACAACAACAACTACTTTTAATGTAGGAGAACCAAATAAGTTTTTAAAATTAACTTTACCAGAAACAAATATTATTGAAGTATTAAAAGTTACTGATATTAATAATAATATTTGGTATGAAGTTGCAACTTTAGCTCAAGATAAGATTCCAATTGAAAAACATTATAGTTCTGATAGTAATAGAAGTACATCGTATAGTAATTTAAGTGGTGATTCTACTATTTCTATACCAGTGCCTTATTCTTTAGAATATATAAAAACCGGTAGAAGATTTACAGTTGAAGTTGATGAGAATAATAAAACATCTTTAATGTTTGGTAATGGTGTATTAAAAAATGGTAACACATTTGATTCTACATTTTTAGCAGTAGAACAACAAGGAATAAACTTGCCAGGTGGGGAAGAAAGCTTAGAATCTGAAATTGACCCACTTTTGGGGGATGCATATGGAACTCTCGGACAAGCACCAGCACATACAACTTTAACTGTTACATATAGAATAGGAGGTGGTATTGGTGCTAATATACCATCTGGTATTTTGATTAATATTAGTGATTCTGATATAATTGGGTCTGGGACTATTGGTAATATAACTGTAACAAACGAAGGACCAGCTGCTGGTGGTTCATCCGGAGAAACTTTAGAAGAAATTAGACATAGAACAATGGGACATTTTTCTACTCAAAATAGATGTGTAACAAAATCAGATTTTGAAGCTAGAACATTAACTATGCCAGCTAAGTTTGGAAATATGGCAAAAGTTTATTCAGTAAGATCGGGAGCAGTTAGAACAGCTCAGAGACAGAAGATAGCTGATTTGGTTGACAGATTAAAAGAAGTTATAGATTTGAATTATCAGATGTTCGATCCAGGTTTATCAGCTGGTGGTAAAGTTGGAATAATTAATGATATAAAATTAAAGTTGGATGCTGATAAGAGTGGTGGTTTAAATAAAGAAGATTTTGAAATGTTATATGAAACATTAGAAATGGCACATTCCAATGTATCACAGGATGATAGATTATATACAGTAGATTTATATTTATTATCTTATGATAATAATAAAAATTTAATCAATACACCAAATATAGTTAAACAAAATCTTAAACAATATTTAAATCAATATAGAATGATAACAGATCAAGTATCATTTTATGACGGTTATGTAATTAATTTTGGTGTAGTATTTGATGTTGTAGCACAACAATATGAAAATAAAGAAGATGTAAAGGCCAGGTGTATTCAAGCAGTAAAAAATTATTTTACAGTAGATAAAATGCAATTCAAACAAATATTATATACAAATGATGTAAGTCAGATATTGATGGATGTAGATGGTGTTAGGGCTGTAAATTATGTAACAATAACACAAGATAAAGATTATAATGCACAGGCAGGAGCAAGTGGTGCTGAAGCAGCAGTTTTTACACCTGGATTATATACTACATTGATAAGTTCTGATAATACCACATCAACTTCAGGTACTAATGTTGGTTATGGATATTATTATGATTTTAGTGAATTTTATGGTACAGATAATGTGGCTGGTAATGGTGTTATATTACCAGCATATGAACCGTCAGTGTTTGAATTAAAAAATCCAAATAAAAATATAAGAGGGATAGTTAGATAACGGAGAATTATAAATGGCAAGAATAAAATCATGGAAACTCAACCCATCGGCAGATATAGGAAATAAACCATTAAAGACGGTATATAAACAAATACTACAAGTATCATCATCTGGTGAAATAGCAGATTTAAGTGGTTCTGGTACGGGGGTATATTTACCCGGTGATGGTAATATAAATATAATTGGTATTATAAGTTCGAGTGGGGATATATATACCGATGGTTCAGTTCATGCACAACAATATATAGTTTCATCTTCTGTTACATCAATGTCTATTGCACAGGCAAGTGGTTCAACTGTATTTGGTGATTCAGACAATGATACACATAAATTTGTGGGGAGTATAACCGCAAGTGGAAATATAAGTTCAAGTGGAATTGCACAAGCTAATACTGGTTCGTTTAACATACTTCAACTTGATAAGTATAATCAAGGTGTGGGTTCTAATACTTCTACCGTATTTGGGAATGAGGTAGGTGAGGTGGGGGCAGATGTTACGGCTATTGGAAGTGCGGCTGTGTATAAAAATACTGGTGCTGGTAATGCCGCTGTCGGACATCAAGCGATGGGACAAGGTGATGTAAGTACAGGTACTTATAATGCCGCTTTGGGTTATAGGGCTCTTTATGGTGGACCTTCAATGGGAAGTTATAATATTGGTGTTGGACGTAACGCCGGGGCTGGTGTACAGGGTGACGATAATGTATATTTAGGAGCGGAAGCAGGAATAAATGGTGGTTCTCAAACAAATGCATTTGCAAATGATAGTATTTTTGTTGGAAAGTATGCTGGTAACTTAGTAGTTGATTTAACCCATAACATAACAGGAAGTATATATATAGGAACTTATGCATCTTCAAGTCGTGGTTCTGTTGATAACGAAATTGTAATTGGTAGTGGTTCAAAAGGTAAGGGTTCTAACACAGTTACTATTGGTAATACTTCTATAGTATCAAATACATTTAGTGGTCATATAACCGCGAGTGGAAATATAAGTGGTTCACAAACATATTTTGGTAAAAATATGGTATTAGGTAGTGATACTGCACCGGATACTAATATTTTACTTCATATAAGAAAAGGTAATGCTGGTGATGTTCAAGCTAATTCATATTCAGGATTTTGTTTAGAAAATAATAATAATAATTTTATCCAATTATTATCACCCAATTCTAGTCCAGAAGGAATACTATTTGGTGACTCTGATGATAATGATGTTGGGTATATATTATATACAAATAATGGTGATTATCTTGACTTTAAAGTTGGTGGTAATACTGAAGTACTTAAAATATATTCTAGTGGTTCTGCATTTAATAGCCACATAACCGCAAGTGGAAACATAAGTGCGAGTGGAACAATAATTAGTAGTAAACTTGATCTCATAGGTACTGTCGATGCCCCACAACTTAAATTAAGTGGAACTACAAGTGATAGCGTAAATATTGGTACTGGTGCTACTGGTGGTAGTTTACATATTAGACCATCTACAACAGGTGGTGATGTAACTGTCTTTTCTTCAACAAATACAGGACAATCTACTTTTTATCTTTGGGCTCATTCTTCTGGTTATCACAGAGAGTTTGTAATAACAGGATTAGATTCTAAAACTTGGGTTAATTTAAATAACAGAGGTACTAATTTCATCTCTGGTTCTGTAACAATAAGTGGAAGTGCTAATAAATCAGTTACACTATCAGGTCAAGGCCACATAACCGCAAGTGGAAACATAAGTGGTTCATCATCAACAACTGCTTCGTTTGCTACAGCTAGATTTGGTAATAATGCGGCTAATGGTCTTTATAAAACACATGGTGCTATGACTGTCGCTAATGACAGGCCACTGTGGTTTGGAAGTCCATCAGATGCTACTTTTGGTGGTGGTATTAGATATAGTACAAGTAATTATGAAGCATTTTCTATAAACGCTGTAAATACTCTTACTAAAATTAAAATAGGTGTCGGTTATGATTTAAGAACTGGTCAAGGAGATGGAGGTAATGAACATAGTGCACCACAATTAGTAGTAGAAAATGCTGGTATTGATGTAACTGGCCACATAACCGCAAGTGGAAACATAAGTGCAAGTGGTGCTTTAAAAGGTTCATCTATTGTAATTGATGCTAGAGATAGTGGAGATGTTTCTTCAATTACAACTGTAAATAGTGGATTGGCTATAACTGCAAATAACACTTCTCTTTGGAAAACTTCAGCTGGTGCATTAACATTAGAAGGTAAAACTGGTGTAAACTTAAATGAAGATGGTAGTACTATATTTGAAATTGCTGACGATAGAAAAGTAAAGATTTATAACACTTCTCCTGGCTTATTTGTAGATACTCACATAACCGCAAGTGGAGACATAAGTGCAAGTGGAAATATATATTCGGCTCAATTTTATGATGATGGTGCAACAATTCCAGATTATGTATTTGAACCACAATATATATTGAAAACCTTACCGGAAGTTGAACAACATATTACTGAATATAAACATTTACCCGGAGTACCATCCGCAGATAACGATGATTGGTCACAATTAACTATGGCTGATAGAGATATGAAACTTCTTGAAAAAGTTGAGGAACTTACATTATATATAATTGATTTACAAAAACAAATAGATGAATTGAAAAAAGATAGGGGATAACAAGTGTATCATTTTATATATCCTTCAAAGGATGCATATATATACGAACTCAATACCAATGATGAAAAGAATTTCGGTGGTGATGATACTCTTGTCCTTAAAAAAGATATTGATGGTAACACGTTAAATGGTGTATCTCGTATTCTTTTAAAGTTTGATTTAACTGATATATCCAAATCACTATCATCGGGGGACATAACAAATCCAAGTTATTATTTAAGATTGTATGAACAAAAAACATCTGAACTTTCT